AAGAGCGGTCTTCATCCTGCTCCACACGCTCATGCACTTTTGCTGACGACACTGCGGCAACATCGTCATCTTCTCCGTCATCCTCGTCATCATAATCAGTGTCACTTTCCTCTGTGATGCTCCAAGTAGATCGTGCGAATCTATTCCTTTCACGAGCCGCTATCCAACGTCTAATTTTGGTAGAGAAACACTGCATATCACAATTGGGATTATTTGTATAAGTGCGCAATAAATTCATAAGATTAGTTGCAGAGCCAAAAACAGACGGCGCTGCAGTAGGTATAGACACAGACACATTTACAAAACGAGCATAAGCAGTTACAACACAATTACCAGAACGCAATTTATTAAGAACAGTGAGGCGAACCGTTCCCAAATCACCAAGTCCACGCGCCAAATCATACGCAGTAAAATAGCTTACATATGGAATTAACAATTCCCCCGAGTTCCCCGACGCCGCATCCAACACAAGTCTTGGAAAAACCGTTTTCGCAGCAAGAGAGGTATTCGCATTGACTCTGTCCCCACTCTCCGCTGCACTGCTGTAGGGAGCGAAATAGGCGAGCAGTCTTCCGGCTTGGAAGGTACTTGCATTTACAACGAATCGAACCTCGATATGGGCGCGCAGAAATGTAAAATGCGCCAATTTGTCAGGAATATTGGGGGAAGAGCTAATCAATTTTTCAGGAAAATTATAAGTAGCAATTTCAGAATTTTCAGTTTGGGTATCGGCCCAAGTTACGTTACCAATTACAACAGGACGAGACAAAACATCGGCAACAGTATGTTCGCGATCTTCAAGCGAACCAGAAAGAATATCTACATTAGGTAAAATAGGATTAGGTAAAGTAACAGATTGCAAAGCCGTATCATCAACAAATTGCATAGTTTGTTTCATATCAGTAGATGGCATAGGGTCAGCCATTTCAACGGTTGATGATATGGGTTGCTGGTTACTAGGATTTACATTATCAGTTACAGACGCACTACCAGAGTTATTATTATTATTAGAATTAGAATTCATAGTTATAGAGAATTAAAACACCGAAGGTTAAGACATTACTGTGCGGAAATATCGTCACCGACAACACCACGAGAACCACCAATGCTACCAAGAAATAGCATGTTACGAATGTTATTGTATGTATGTAGTGTAGGAAAAATGTTATGTTTTTTACAAGCATTATATATTAGTTTAGACCAGTGATTAAATATTTCAACATCATAAAGAGACAGTTCCATAAAAGCATTTTCACAGTTAGATTTACACAGGTCACCCTGATCGATATCTCCTCGCACCCAATAAGTCATTTCGAGAATCGTGTCCAAGTCGAGAGGCGCATCGTAACGCGCATGTCTGCAGACGAATTTCCTTTTGAGAAATTCGACCCCAGACAAATCTCGACTCTTAACGATTTCGTTTTTACCTTTAGACTCATCAGTGTAGGACATACCAATCCGGGTCATCATAGAAGAAATAGTAAATTGATTAAACAAGTCAATAATAGCATCAGAAATATTAAGAACATTATCATCACCATAAGAAATCATGGAAACATTACGAGAAAAAGACATCATATCATTAGTAATCATGAAATAAACAATACGCACACACAAAGAATTATACATAGAATTAAGAATAGTCGTCAACGGATTACCAGAAGGTTGAGAGTGGGTCCACATATACACAACAGAACCACAAATATGCACTGAATTAACGATTTCATCAAACAAAACACGACGGATCTTCCGATTTTCTTCACCATCGTCATAAAAATCATTAATAATATCTAAACAAGCAAACAAAATAGCAGGGTTAAGAGTTCCATCATAATTTGCAAAGTCACCAGCGACTACATTCTTACCTTTACGCTGTAAATAATTAGCTAGCTCTGTCCACTCATGCGAATACGCATTAATGCCCACAGCTACCTCATTATTTATACGATTGCACATAATATGTCCATTAAATCCAAGGAAATATTTGCGCACAGCAAGAATGTAATCCATTTGTCCAACGGAAAACACACGGGTTTTACCCGCAAGAACTTTATCAATAGGACGACGTTCAACTTTAAGAGTGTCAACCCACAAGTGGGGTGCACGAATGCCTTGTTTAGCCAATTCAATACGCTCATCAACGGCTTCTCTAAGCTCCGAGTTGTTCAGATCATATTCCAAATCACCAAGCCAGGTTGTTTTACCTGGTTTGTGAGATGAAACCTTATCTGACCAACCGAAGCCCGGAGAAGACCGTCGATTCATTGCGTTCATGAATTCGGCTTCAGTACCAGTAATAGCTTGTTCATGGGTGAGAACTTGCTTATACTCACTGGTAGCATTCGCTAACACAACACTCTTCAAGTCATCACGTGCCATATCAATAATATCTTGCGGAATAAATGTTACAGGTACACCGCACTTCTTCAATCCTTTCATAAGGGGGTCCACTCTCTCACCATCTACATAAATCGGTTTTAACGCCGACGGTAGGTGGCGAGCAGGACCAAACTCCTCAAAGATTGGAGAAGGGCGGATATCAGTCTTGGATGGTGCTCCAACAATCTTACTAGAGATGCCCAAGGGAATAAATTCCCCTTCAGGCATGGGTTTACACTGCGCTAATCCTACTTCGTCGTTTACACAACTAGGTAGGCGAAATTCATCAACTCCCTCAGAAGTGAGAGCTAAAGCGCGGTCTAAATCCTCTCCAGTGATTGATGTAGCATATCCATAACCAGTAATACCAGCAACATGTATTCCGAGTATTTTCCTTTGGATTCCAGTACAATTTGCAACTAAAACAGAACCACAGTCACCTGCTGCAGTTTGGGAAGCATAAGTATAAGATTTACGAATATTTAACTGAATGTCATTACGAGTACGATGGTCGGTATAAATATATTTCAAACAATCACGAGCGACAACATTACTAATAGGTTCAACACGAAAAACAAAATTAGAACCAGCAGGCGAATAACTTGCGAGAATAGCAGAAGTAGTACGAAATTTAACAAGATCAGAAGAACGAACAAAATGTTTTAAAATATGACG